TACTATTATTTAGGAACACATCTGGAACATAATTTTTATTAGTACAAAATACTGTATTATCATCTGTTTGAAAGAAAAATTGATCTATATGTCCCCATCCTTTATGTGGCTTATTTGAATTCTTTATAAATTTAGTATCAGGCATATTACGTTGCATCCAATCATATCCTAATTTAGTTCCTGGACCCGAAGAATTAATAATTAAGCTATCACCACATTTATACATAGTAGCACAATGCCATAATATTTTATCTTTTAATTCTACTCCATAACGATCACCACCATGCGTGTACCATTGAGTGTCAGGTCTAAAGTCTTTCAATTGTGGTACTGGTGTTGATAACCAATTATATCCTTCTACAAACTTTTCCATAAAGATATCGTAGAATGATAATGACTCTAGCCATCTATCAGCCATACTAGTATATGAAGAATAAATTGTATTACCATAAACAAGATAACTATCTCTTGGTACTAAAGGTGATATTGGATTCTTAATTTTAAATCCTGGAAGTCTAAGTGGTTCACGAAAGTCTAACACCTTTGGTCTATACACTTTTACTCCTAAAGAAGTACATATATTAGCAAACTTGTTTAAGTCTTCATGTGTTTCTTTTATAATGGGTGTAAGTACCTCTAAGATGTCTGGTTTTAGGAAGTTTGAAAAGTATTCAGGTGTAGGAATACTTCCTATAATAATTTCTTTCAACGGATCATAATCTGTCCACACACTCATAATTATTCTTCTTTGTCAAAACTATTATTCCAAGTATCTTTTAAATATTCAGGATCCCAGAAACTATAATAGTTGGTTGTTTTTAATAAATTTCTACGTGCTTCATTTAATTCAGGCAAACTTTGAACTAACATAAAGTTAAAATAGCCATTATTTGTTTTAATTCCATTAATGTGTGTATCTCTGTCTTTATGGTCTGCTATAAACATATAATTTTCATATTTGTTTATATAATAATCACACCATTCATCTAATTCAGCTGGTGTAATATTTGGATTGATTATGTTATAAATTTTAATTTTTTTAATCTCCCATAATGCAGGAGGGCGAAAAGAGTTATCGATGTTTAAATCTTCAGGTGTAGGTACACTGATTCCTTTACTAAATGGACATATAGAATGACCATCAAGTGCTTGGCGAGGTATTTTAAGTCTCGCCAACCACTCTTGTAATGCTTCTTTTGGTGTTATATTATGCTTGTCTAACAAGATATTGATCCTTCATTGAAACAGGATCAAAATATTCTTTTATCATAGTTTTCACCATTTCAATATCAAAAGTTTTGCATGAGAACAAATCAAAATAACAATCACCATTATTATCTAAAAAGTGTATTGTTAATGAACTTGTAGTCAATGCTTGTATTACTGTCCATCCAGCGATCTCTGGTTTTTCAGCAAAGTGAGTTATCCATGGCTCACCCCATGCGTTCATGTCGATGCGAACTAAAAGGTCGTTTAAAAAAGTTTTCAAAACCACTGGGTCTTGAAAGTTTTTAGTACAACCTGCTGCATCAATAATTAAATGATAACCCCAAGATGTTTGACGTTGGGGAATCTCCTTGGAATTTGTCAATTCCGTTTTTGTGTTTGTTTCTACTTGTGCCATTTTTACTTATTGTCTCCTTTTTTGACAAGAGCTTTTAAGTAAGTTAAAACACCACTTAAAATTTCTTTAGATTTGTTTATAAAATTATCAGCAAATGCTGGCTTATAAGTCCAACCGATTATAACACCGATTGATAAAAGTATTATTGTTGTCATTCTTTATTTACCTCTATTACTTGCGACATACATTTTCCCCCAAATCCGAATGAGTTATTTAATGTTCGCAAAACTTTTTTGTTAGTATTTAAATTCTCGCGAACTAAAATATTTTTAGTGTCACAAGAAGCACTTTTTAAATTTTGTATATGTGGTATGATTCCTCTTTGCATTGAAAGAATCGCATATATACACTCTAACACTCCAGCAGCTGCAAGGGTATGTCCTATTTTTGACTTCGGTGCCCAAATAGGTTTTTCTCCCAAGAAACTAACTACAGTCTCGTATTCTATTGGATCACCAACTGGTGTAGATGTTGCATGCGCACATACAAAATCTATTTCTCCAATATCTTTTGTTGCTTTAGACATACTTATACGAGCACCTCTACCATCATTGGCTGGGCTTGTCATATCTAAAGCATCGCTCGCCATACCACAAGGATATAACTTAGCGAATACCTTACTTCCGTACTTTTTAACCATTGCTTCTGATTGTAATATTAAAACACCACAACCATCACCCATTAAAAATCCTGTACGATCATTATCAAAAGGCATACTGTAATTTCCTACAGCACCTAATGTATTAAAATATTTAATTGCCATCGGAAAGCAACCTGCGTCAGATCCTCCGACAATTACATACTCATATTCATCAACTAATCGCATTCCATAATCAATCGTCACAAGACCAGTAGAACAACTTGCGAATGTTGCTGCACTTAATCCCATAAATTTATAATGAGATGAAATATGCGAACATCCCATGTCTGGAATACGATTTGCTGATTTTCTAGGATTTACTCTTTTATGATTCTTTGTAAGTAAATACAACTCATCTAAAAATTCAGTATCGTTTGAAACTGTTGAAAGAAGAGTTGCAACATCATAATGATGGGGTAGGTTTGACATTTTTAATGCTGCATCAACTGCATGAAGCATCATCTTTTGTGCATTCGTCATTGAACGAAGCATCTTAATGTCAAATTCTTTTGGTATAATGCAATCGTTAGGATTGAATATAGCACCACGAAAAACTTTTGCGTTCTCTGCTTTCAATTCAGGTATATCAGAAGAATAATCTTTATTATCTAACATCTTATCAAAACAATCTTTTGGGTTATTCCCAAGACTGTCGATCATTCCATATCCAACTACATATACTGGTTTCATAATTTAAATCTTAATTCTATTTATAAAATAATGTTGCTCATTCTTGACACTGCAACGTCCCATTGAAGAGGTTTTGGGTAAATATTTCCATCAACTGTAATTTTTTCATTCGATTTTAAGTCGTGAAACCAAGCACAAACTACATGTCTATAACTTTTTCCATTCTGAATATTGTGTGGTCGCCCAGTATTAGCCAATATAGGATTACTCTTAATAGTAGTACTCGTAATTAACTTATCAATATTAAAGTCTGGAAAGTGCATCGTAGGACCAGAATCGTTATTTGTTTCAACATCATAGTAAGTTGTATCTTTTACATCATACCAATTCATCGTATGATCGTCAGTAGGACAATAACACCAAATAATTTTAACTAAATCATCTATCCAATCATCATTATCAGTGTGAACATACATTCGATAGTCTGGCTTAGATGAAAACCTTTCAATACGAAGTACACCAAGATCTATAGACTTAGCCCAATCAATTAAATCTTGATTAATTAAATGTCTTTCATGATAATGGTCTGTATATTTTGCTGCTATATCTTGATCTGATTCTTTAGGAAATACATAATCCTTTTTAATCGGTGATATTGGCAGATTTAATTCACGCCACAACGTATGACTGTAATTTCTCATATACATAATCCCATTCTACTGTTGAACCATTATAACGTCTCCAAGTAAGACTAATTGCATAACGATTGACTTTTGTTTCGTTTTTCATCGAGTGTGGCACACCTATATTAACTAATGACGGAAACCCTATTTCAGAAGTGTGAACTAAATCACATTCTTCAGGAGTCCAAGCATAAGCATATGGTGTTGTTTCTATTTTATAACTATTTTCGCTAAAGCTTTCTGGCTCTATAATATCTTTATTTGCAAATTCAGGTTTTGGATTCCACCATTGCATATAAGATCCTTTTTCAGCACAATATTGCCAATTGATCGCACATGAGTTTGTTCCTAAATCTGTTCCATCAATATGTATTTGTAAATAAAATCCTGGAGGAGAACAAAATACATCAGCATTTTTTAAATACATTCCTTTACTTTCAAAAAAATCTAGCAATTTAGGATTAACTTCTTTTTCTGGTATAGGAAAATGTCCTTTGTTTGGCATTTGATTTAACCAATCTTTATTTATCATTACATCATTGATTGGTAATTTTAAATTTGCGCAATAAATGTTTTTCATATTTTTTTAAAAATTGTACCACAGTAAAAACAAACAGCTTTTGTTTCACCATCTTTATATTCTTTTAATGTATAAAATACTCTTGGATGAGTATCGTCATCTATACTAGAATCGTAGCCATCACAATAAACTGTATTTGCTGCAGTCTCTATAATTGTTCCTTGACTCATATAATATATTTTTTAAATAAATCTATTGCTTCCCACATAGGAACAATATCTTGAAGTATTTTTTTACCAACAGCTTCATCTCTTCTTTTTGCAATTATGTGTAAATCTTCTTTTAATATAATATCTTCGTTTGTAGTATAACCATTTACAAGTCTCTTATCAAATACACAAGACAAACATTTTCTAGAATGTTGAGTAGTTGTCACGTTATGTGGTTGTCCTACTTGAACAATTGAAACTTCAACATCATGACTTTCAATTAAATCAACTTCTTCAGGATACCAATATAAATCTGCTGTATCAATATTTCTCTCATCTTTATTTTTATATCTAACACCCTCACGTTTGCCAATTGTGTTAGGTTTTGGTTTAAACCAATTCATTAAACTATTTCCTCTTGGATTGAATGCATAATTTAATTTAAATTCATCATGTAATTCATTTCCATCTAGATGCACAGGCATTGAATGGTTTGCTGGATTACAAAATAATTCTATGTCTGTAATACTTAATCCTATATTCATAGTCCATTTTAAAAAATCAGGATTATGATATTTAATTGGCACCCATAATTTAGTTTGTTTTTCATATGTATTATCATTTTCCATCCACTGCATACCCTCTGCAGTTAATGGTAAAGGACAAAGTTTAGAATCTAATGCTTTATGATTAATTATCATTTTTCGTAGGTTTCTTGTTGACTTCATATGATGGATAAAAGTATTCATCGGAATCTCCGAATACCCATTTTGGATTCTGTTCACAATGGTAATATTTTGAACTTACTTTAAAATCAGGCACATTTAAACCTTTAGCTTTATTTGCACTTGATTCAAAGAAAAGCATACGATTATTCGGTTGAGCAAACCATTGCCCATTATCTAATTTACCAATATTGTGTGATTTGTGTTCTGTAGGAACTTCTGACTCGGTGACGTTTGGAATATTTGGATCAGCATGAGCACTATCTATTGTGAATAGATATTCGCCACCCATACGTGAACCATCTCTTAATATAACCTCAACACGAGAATGTTGTAGGTATTGTTTTTCAATTAATGTAATATGATAACTAAAACCATCCCATAGTTGTAAAAAATCTAAAGGAAGTTGTTTATCTAAATCAATATCAGTTTTCCACACATAAGCACTTATAGGAAGTTTATCATAGAGTGCTCCATACTCTGGTAAATAACTCTCAATGTAGAATGCTCTACGTGGAATAGATTTAAGAGTCACCCAAGTGCATGGAACATATTCTCCGAAACCTTTTTTAAAGTCATAGAGAAACTCTTTTTTAATCCAGCATTGTATATGTGGTAAATTTACAACAAAATTCATATAATATATTTAGTTATCATTTGGCTCACTCGGCAAGACTCGAACTTGCAACCCCCAGTTTCGTAGACTGGTATTCTATCCAATTGAACTACGAGTGAATAAAATAGATTATGGTGTTGGTATGATTATAATTTTTAATTTATCTATAACTTTTTCCATTGGTTTAGTAGTTTCCGTTGGAGTAGTTGTACACGAAATTAAAAAAAATGCTATAATTGTTATTGTAGCAAAAAATATACCAGTTTTATATAATGTTTTATCCATTTAATTCACTCGTTCTGTTAATTTGAACTAATTTTAATGTTTCGAATAATTCGGCAGTTCTTGCGATAGGATCTGATATACCATCGCCAAAACTATAATTCATTGGCTTTGCGTGATGATATTCATGATTTCCTTCGCCCCAATTAACGAATGCTCCTGCGATTGGATCAAGAGACACAACTTGTTTAGGTATTTCGTGACTATGACTTACTGCATTTGTCACACCCATACCATGTAATCCTGCAACTACAGCTAATGCTGCACCAATACAAACTTCTAAGCCACCTAATATTCCTAGATTCACTTTTAAAAATTCTGATATAAAGAATAAACCAAACCAGAATAATAATAAAGTAGGTAAAGCACGATTATGATAATAAACAGCAATACGATTACGAAATAATCCTGCTGTATATTTTAATGGCACATCTTCTTTACGCCAATCCCATAAATGTAAATAAGATCTCCAAAACCCTATTCTATGTGGGCTATGTGGATCTAACTCAGTATCAAGATGAGTGTGATGCATACGATGTAATGCTGCCCATCCTAAAGGTGTACCAATCCCTGCGTATATAGCAAATATATTACTTAAATGTTCTAAATATTTATTCTTAACTATAATAGATTTATGTGATAGTGTTCTATGAGTATATCCTGATACAGCCCAAGCACCAAACCACCAGAATAATATAAATGTAAAGAATGTAGTTAATGTAGCATATTTAAATGCCAGTAATGCTAATACATGTACAAAAATATAATAAGCAACACGAAAATATAAATTATTACGTGTTGAAAATTCTTCCCAACTAAAATTACTTATTGACTTTAACATATGTGTTCCAGTATTGTCCTTTACGAATTAACTTACTTGATTTTGATTGTTGATGATATTCTAAAGCACCTAATTTAATATTATTCTTTACATTCTTATGAATATGTTTCTTATCAAGATCTGGTAATTCTTTTTGTAATAAACGAAAGAGAACTAGTTTCTTTATACCCTTAACTCTTTTAGAAGAATCTGCTTCATTAGCATTTATTAATTTAACTATTTTATCCCATATTATACTAGCAAAAGAAGCAGTCATAACTCTTTTTTCATCTGATCTTTTATAGTTTTCAATATCTATGCCAACTTCTTTACAATAAACAAAGAAGTTTTCTTTTAATTCATTATTAAATGATGAAATAGAACCTAAATCTCTTAAATTAGCAAGACACATATACATATCGTCTTGAATATTAACATGTAATTTAGAAATTTTTAATTTGCGTAAGCATTCACCCATTTCAACATCTGAAAGTCTTCTAAAATCAGCCGAGCGATCATACCATTTAACTGGTTCTTTTTGCATTAACAAACTTTTAATTTTTTCTTTTGTTTAACACGTTTTACATTACCACTATGATCTTTATATAAATCAAAGTGATCTTTACCATCAAAATAGAAACCATCCAATATCCATTTTTTAGATGTTTTTTTAATTTTTCTTTTCATTATATTAGTCCTTTTCGTCATCTTTGAATGACATACTATCAACAGGATCTAAGTATGTCATTTTTTTTATAGTTCTTGTTAAATTTTCCATATCTTCGTGCATACGATCAATCACATCTTTTAAATCATTTATTTTAAAAGATTGCTCTGCAATAAGTTTTTCTTGCTGGTCTAGTTTCTTTTTATATTCTTCTATTAAAATTACGTTATTATTTACCATTTGTTTATCAACCAATCTTTAATATTATCTACTTGTGGATTACCTTTTAACATAATGACATTTGTATAATCGCCATCAATTTGATCTATTTCGACAAAAGTAATATCTTTTTGCTCATTATATTTCACTTCTGCTTTAAATTTAAGTTTTAAAAACATATACTCTTTGATAAAATTTATTGTTGTTTTATCAATTGATGATGCATAGGCATCAGCACAATAATGTGTTTGTTTTGGTATTACTAATTCTTTAATCATTTATATAATTTTCTGTTGTGAACATATATCCCATCGTTTTAAAACTTTCACCTTTTTCTAATGCCCAAACTTCTTTTACTACTTGTTTTGCTAACTCTTCAGATCTAAAATATTCTTTTTCATCTAAGAATTTTAAGAAAGTATTTTTGTTAAAAATAAAAGTTTTAGATTTTCTATTTCTAATGATAGTGACTTCTTTCATTTTCTCATTCTTTCTCTTAGATTATATTTTATTTCTTCTAAGTGAAGTTCTATACGTCTTTGCACTTGTACATGAGAGTAAATCCCCCAAATTAGAACAATTAATAAAAATGTATTAAGCATATTAGTGACTATGACTTATATTGTTTTCATCTACAAATGTTTCTAAATCATCTTTAATTTCTAAATAATTTATATCATTAAAGATATCATCAGCATCTTCGAATGCTTTAATTCTATTTGTAAATTCAGCACTTACAGTATTTGGTTGTGCCATTGTTTCAAAAATACCATCTTCTGTATCAAACACATCACATATTTTACCACTCAAATAATCTTGCCAAACTGAATTAACAACTTTTAATAAAGTAATTCTATGTGGTGAATATTTGTAGTCAGCTATACCAAATGTTGCATAAGGAAGTGGTTCTCTAAGAGGAAACATATTATCTACCCTCTTCTGCTGCTATTTCTAAATCTAAAGCAACTTCAGCCATTGCTTGTTGTGCGTCAGTTAAATCAAACTCTGGGTCTTGTAATTTATCAAAGATACTCTTAGCTTGTCTTTCACCATGTTTTTTAACAAACTCTTCTCTAGATAATATAAATGTATCATCTTCCATTTGCATTAACCAATTTTTCACTTGTCCCATAATATACTCCTTTTCATTATTTGTTTATAGGTATATTTTACTATATTTGAGTAATTAAGTAAATACTTATAAAAAATAAAAAAGCATTATATTTCAATGACTTAGTGTATTGATATTATTTCGGCTTCTGGTTTATCAATAGTTCCAGTCACATAATTGATATAATCTAAGAATTCTGGTGCTTCTGGGTTTGAATGTATATCCCATGATGTTCCAGTCATTCCTTTTACGCAATAATCTGGTAATGTACCTTGCACTTCTTCATCAACTAATATAACAATCGAAACTTTTTGTGGTTCACTGTGACCAGACATTTCTGCTGGTATGTTTGCTGTGTTATTAAATTTACAAGGAAACCCCATTTGCTCTGTCATATTATAATCAATCGCATCTTGTCTTGCTCTATCAAGTTGATACAATACAGAATTAACACAATAACGTATTACATTATATTCGAAAAGTTCATCAACTTTGTCAATTGTAGTTTTTAATTGAAAGCCATTGATATCTATATGGATAGTTTGATTTCGCAGTGTAGCGAACTTATGACGTATTCCTACGATGTTTTTTTCACTTGACATAATATAATTTCTACTTCTTTTTAAGTCTAACTAATGTCTCTATTTTTTTAGTTCTATCTACTTTAGGATATGATATTTTAAATTCTTCATTTTCCCAAGTACCATTATTAAAAGAAGTAAATTCTGTTGTGACCAATTGTGCAGTTTCAGTTGAACGATGCACTGTGACTAATTTTTCATCATCCCAAATTCTTATTTCAGCTGGGAATGAACGATTAGATATTTTTTCTATTATATTGCCTATTTTAAGCATTGATGTATGTTGAAACAGATTCTTTCGTAATATTTGGATATAAAGATGTTAATTCTTGATTTTTTAACGCAAGAAGAATCTTTTGTTCTTTTGCGTCTAGTCTTTCTAACATTTGAATAAACAATGATTCTCTTTGAGCAGGTTTTAAATCTTTTCTTCTAAAGATATAAAACTTTCTTACTTCTAAAGTAAGATTTGATGGAGCCATATCTTGTGGCTCAATTGCAGACTTAAATGGTGGACTTGTTTCTGGCAAATCCCATTTTAAATTGCTATCAAAGTTGTTTTGTAAAACTAATTTTAACTGAGCATTATTCTTGTATTTAACAATGGCAGTTATATCATTATTTAGTTCTTCTAATATTTCATAAACACGTCTTCCCATGTTTTAAAACTCCTCTATTTCTTGGAGTAATAGACTACAACGTTTTTCAATTAAATAGTTGTATACTGTCATTTTATCTCCTGTTGGTTTTATGTTATTGTAAGCATTTAGTATATCATCTACTATATTTTTAGGTATAGAGTCAAGACATACTAGTTTTTGGTTTCTTAAATAGTTTTTCTTCTGCTCATCGTTTTCACAAGCATTGAAACCTTTTTCTAAGAAATTATTTAATATTTTTTTAGTAATTGGTTTTTGTCTTTCATCTTTGTTAAAGATATCATCAGGTGAAAGTACATTTGGAACACCATCTCCAGAGTCACCTCTTACTATATGTTCTATTATATATTGCTCAGCTTCTCTTACTGATGATTTATTAACTTGTTTTTTAAGTAATGGCGAATATTGTTCAACGTTTCCAAATTTTTGTAATTGTTTAAAATCTTTATCAGAAGAAACAATCATATGTTTTTCTAAAGGTCTTTCTTTCACTAGTGTAGCAATTACATCGTCTGCTTCAGCATGATTGATATGTAATACTTTATAAGGAAAATATTTAACTAAATCTTGTCTTACATCAGACATAGTTTCAAAAATAAGTTTCCAATCAACTGGATCTGCTTCTCTATCTTTCTTACGATGTGCTTTATATAAAGGAAATTCTACTTTTCTCCAAACGTCTTTACCATCAGCACATATAACTAAATCACCATAATCTGCTGAAAATTTCTTCTTATAATATTTAATAGTAGAGAGTATCGCATGACGAATGATGTTAGATACTTCTTCCATTGGTCTTCCTTTTTGAACATCTTGTTTAAAAGAAAGTATATTTGCGATTGCTACTTGTGAATAATCAATTAATATCATTTTTTTAATTTTTCTTTTGGTATCCAAAATCTATCTATTTTAGCTTTGACTTCACTAAAAACATTTGATGGGTTTATAATTGTCCCATCAGAAAGTGTTTGTACATAATCCATATCTGTTAAATATGAGCATAATTCATTAGCTTCATATCCAGCACGTCTACACATTCCTATTTGAATTTCAGTTTGAATCACTGGACGATACTTTTTAATTGTATTAACAGCACCTTTAATAACTTGAAATTCTAATCCTTCTACGTCTATTTTAATTCCATCTACATCTTTAAAATTAAAACTATCTAATGTTTTTGTTTGTATTTTTTCTTGAATGGTTCTTGTAGATTTACTTTCAGGTTTTTTAACCCAACCTTTTTTTGTTAATTTCTTTCCATTAAAGTTTAATTCTATATGATTGTGACCAGAAGCACGAGTGACTGTATTTAATGTTTCTTCTCCCTCTGTATCGCTTAATGCATAAGGAAATACTTCTATATTACCTGTCATTAAAATAGGAGCATAAGTTGATTTAGATAATTTAAACCAGCCTTTACCATTAGTTTTATTATTTTTATTCAATTCGATATTTTCTAATAACCATTTTCTTAAATATGATGTAGGTTCAAAAGTCTTTATATCTTTAGCCCAAGTAGCATATTCAATTGTGTTAGTTCCTAAATGCCCACCAACATCAATAATTGTTCTTGCGTTTGGTGTCAATGTTCTAAAATATCTTAAATTGTTTATTTGATATCCACTGCTCTTTAATCTTGAGCCATAAAAAGTATCATTTTCTTCGACATGATATATTCTACCGATTGCAGATTTAACTATTACAGATTTTCTCATACTATATTATATAAAACTAATAAATGTGGTGGTATTAAATCATCTTTTAAATTATGTGGTGTAGTTTCCCAACACTCATCATCGCCATTATCATAAGCACCAACAAAACCAAACTCATTAAAGTCTTCATAGTTTGTTTTTTCAGTACCATAAGTTGCTTCAATTGAATATCTTTTTGATTCAACTAGATAATCAAAAAAAGAAATTGGTGGAACGTATTTTGTTTGAATTTCAAAAAAGATAGAATTAGGAGATGTTCGATCATAATTAATTACTTTGCCATGAATACGATTGTTCCAGTTTTTATTCACAAGAGAATATTTGGCACCTTTTTTCTCAATATCAAATATGCTTCCGAACAAAGGAACTATGTTCTTTGACATTTTATTAGCTTCTAAATCGTTTTCAATCATATCAATTTTAAATGGATCAGTATGCGACATATTAATATGATTTGATACTATAATCATAAGTATATTATATATTAAAAATACTTGTATGTAAATGGTTATATTTTAGTAAAAAAGTCATTTAATCTAGTCTTTAATTCGTTAAAATACTCATCATCTGCTATTAAATTTGCTATAATTCTTACTGAATCATTTTGTTGAGTAGTTGAAAGCATACCAGCACGTACAAGCTTTCCCATTACTCCAATAGTTGGATTCTTACAATCTAATTCTAAAAACAATCCTTGTTGTCTATAACTTTTTAAATATCCTTGATTAAATAAATCTTTCGCAATTTCATCTAAACGTATGACTGTTTGTTTCGCTCTATGAAATAAACCATTATCTTGAATAATTTGTTTTACTTTTTTCATTGCACCTATACCAGCCATATAAGGTTGCCAAGTATGCCCCCATCCCCATTCTTGCGTTGAAAGAACTTCACCAATACGAGCATTACCTGCTGCAAATCCAATTGGTGCATATCCTGCTGATAATGATTTACCACAAGCAATAATATCTGGTTGAATATTATACCCTGCTGTTGAATATCCAAAATATGATAGTGATTTACCCCAACAAACTGCTACATCATCTGTAATAAGATTTACATTATATTCTGTACAAAGATGTCTAACACCCTCCCACCATCTTTTACTATAAGGAAGTATTCCATCCATCCAAGGACAAGTTTCTACTATAAAAGCACCAACATTGCTTGAGTCACCAAATTTACTAAATCTTTTTTGTAATTCTGCTAATGCTCTTTCTTCTTCTAATTCACGTTCTTCTATTGTTTTCCATTTAGGTGCTCGGATGCATCTTAATCTATCTGATGGAAAATCAACTGTATATGGACTTGCCATTGCTCTTGTTAGATAACTTGTGCCATGATATCCTGGAGTACAAGATACAATTAAATTCTTTTTAGGATTTACAGTTTTCCAATATGTATCACTCATCATAATAGCACACTCTACTGCTGAAGTTCCAGCAATAGCCCAAGACATAACTGACATTCTTGATTCAGATAAAACAAAATGAACCATCTCTTGAGTATCTACATCAGACTCACCAGTATTACCTCTTATGAATGCAACTGAGTTTATCTTATCAGCCATTGCTTGTATTACTTCTTTATTTCCATAACCAAGTGTGAAAGCACTATTACCAGATTGTATATCTAAGTATTTCTTACCATCAGACATTTCAACCCAATGACCATATGTTTTTGTGACAATTTTAGGTAATTCACCATCAGCACTATTTCTTAATTCGTACATTGTAATTCCATATTTGTTATGTGTGCGTCTTTATTCTCAATTATAAATCTTACTGAATTTAAAACCGATTCTATTGTTAATTTTTTTCCTGAATATTCTTTTGCGAGTTGAGTATCAACCCAAGCTGGACGAATAATACTAATTTTAAAAGGGATGTTTGGATTATATAATTCTTCTATTGATTTATCAAGTAATTTCTTTTGTGACCAATAGTTTTCAAATCCTTGAGGAACTTCTTGTGGAGTCTTCCATAATTTACTTACCATTGAACCCATTACGATTATATGTTTTGATTGTTGTTTATAGAGATTGTAAAGATTCTCTAAAGATGTATGTTGTTGTCCAGTGTGTGCGTTCAATACTATTACTGAAGCATCTTTACAATTTCCTATAAAGTCTGAATGCACTTTTGGATCATTTAAATCTAAATGATGCGATTTGTCATAACCTATACAATATGTATCAGATTGTTTTGCGTAATAATCAAATATAGATTTACCTATACCAGATTTGTGTCCTGTAATCACATATTTCATAACATTATTCATAATATAAAAATAATTTATTTTTTACAAACGCATCTTTTAAATAGTTTTTTTATTCTATCAATTAACTTTTTCATTCTGTACTCCTTTATTATTAGGGTCTACCTTGACCACGATAAGCTTTAAACGATCTTCGCTTATGCTTATTCATCATAGAACTACTATGAAATCCATTTCCAATACTTGTACGTTTTGGTTGTGATTCTCTCTTAGTATTTGATCCATAATTTGCTGCACGTTTTGCCATAATTTATCTTTAAGTTGTTTGTTTAGTTTTTTTCAGTCATATTAATCACGAACTGGAAAATTTGGTACAGGTGGTTTTGCTGCTGGTGGTTGCATTACTGTTGTTGTAATTGATGAACCATTAAGTTTTTCTTGTGTTCGCCCATAAGCAGTCACACCTAATATTGCTCCCATTGAAATATGAAATAATCCACCACCTTGTAGTGTTAATGGTGTCCATGCAGTAATCACTATTGTTTTTAAAAATGATATTTGTGCCACATTCCATAAAATAGGGAATACCATAAAGTCAACAAAACAAATAGCAATATACAGCCAAGCAATCGCTGGTCGCCATAAAGATTTAATTTCGTCATTATTCATAATTATTCTTTCTTAGGAATCACAGAATTTTTAGGTTCTTCTGGTCTTCCATCTAATGGTCTTGTTATTGTTTCTTTTATATCTGATTTTCTTTCATACACATCTACGTTATCAATTTCATAAAACGCAGTAGGTGTCTTATTTGTATTTATATTTGATAAATCGTTTGCTCTTTCTTTTCGCTTACGTTCCAAATATGAATTACCATCAGTTATTTTTTCT